TGACAGTAAAGACATTTATCTGCCCACGTTGTATGGAGCCATGGACTGGACACCCAGCACTAGGTCGTGTGGACAACAAGACAGACATCTGTTCGCCTTGTGGAACACAGGAAGGCATGGACGATTATTTCGGCGTGCCGCTTCAACCCTATCAGATTATTTGATAGGTTTTTAATCGCGCGGGCGTGATAGACCAACCTGTTAATCTGTTTTCAGAAGTAACCAACACAAGGAGGCATTATGGCAACAAACAAACTAACACTTGAAGTCACGAAGGAAGAGGCGCAACTTATTGAACGTGCTTTAGTTCTTCGTGGTGTTCACTTGATGAATGAGGCGTGGGAAGCAAACGCTCCTCAAACCTTTAAGACCATAGCAGAACGCTATGTAGCATTATCAAACGTTATTCGCTCGCAGGTGGGTGAATAATGGGTAAGTGTGAATGTGGGTGTGACTACGAAGCGCACCTATGGGACATTAACCCTAGCCCAGAAGGAGAACCTGACTTGGAACTGCTTGGGTGTCGTGGGTGTGGTGACTGGTTTAAGAGTGGGGAGTTCTTGACGGACTGCCCTGAATACAAGGAGGCAAGTAATGGATAACCTACTAGAACTTAAGGTGTACGTTCGTGGCACACGCCACTTGGTACAAGTGGTACACTTTGGGGATAACAAGATTGACGACTGTATTGACTTTATGAATACAGCAGGCAAGGACTTTGACCTAAGTCTGATGCCAAAAGAACACACGCCCCTGTAAAGGCAAGCGTGCCATAGGTGGGGTGGTAGCGAGGCTTATGCCGTGTTAGTTACCACCCCGCCGCCTCCTCGTCCCACACATCGCGCGCGCGTATAACGCGCCCACCGCAAGAAAGTTTTAATAAAACTGCGTGTGGAAAAATTATCCTTATGCATCGCGCGGGCACGATAGTTTCTTGGTTTATCCTTGGGGCTGTAACAAACAACGAACACCCGTTGAAAGGGGTAAAGTGGCAAGTAAAAGCATTAACGTGAAAGTTCCAACCGCCCGACTAATCAAGGCATTGGAAACAAAGTTGGTACAAATCCAAAAAAACAAGGCTAACGAAAAGTCAAACGAAGCAAAGTATAACAAGGCTGTGGAAACTTGGAGGACGCAAGTCAGCAAGTCCATACCAAAAACACTTAAGCCATCAGAAGTAACCGTTGGTCATTGTATTGGCTACGGCGAAAACAAAGACAAAGTTTCGGTAAAACTTGAATACTATGTAAAGCCAGCAGCACCTAGACCAGAACGTGACTGGGAACAGATGAACGACTGGCAGTACAAGCAAGCGATTGAAACCATTGAAAACGCTATCCGCGTTCTTAAACTGACAGATGACGAAGTGGTCAGTACGTCTGCGTACAAGTCTATTTCAGAATACCTGTAATAAACCCCTTCGGGGGTTAAATCGCGCGGGCGCGATAGCAGTTCTCTGCCATACTGGGGGGGAAGGAAACAACGAGGAAAGGAAACCCAATGGGTCTCGACCAATACGCATACGCAGTACGACCAAACCCAATGAACACAGACTTTGCTTTCGAGCAGAAGGTTAATGGTGAGAAGTCTTACCATGAAATCGCCTACTGGCGTAAGCACAGTAACCTTCAGGGGTACATGGAAAGACTGTACCTTCGCAAGGCTACCGAACAGGGCTTTGACAACGGTGTCAAGGGTTGGGGTGGGGAAACTAACTGCTTCAACTGCCAGCCAGTGCGTCTGACGTTCCAAGACTTGGCTGAACTTGAAGCCGCAGTTAAAGGCAAAGCCTTGCCACACACCACCGGCTTCTTTTTTGGTGAAAGCCAGCCGGAGGACAAGAAGGATGACCTAGCCTTCATCAAAGCAGCACGAAAGGCTATGTCGCAGGACATGGAAATCTACTACGACAGTTGGTGGTAGACGACCAAACCCCTAGCCAGGGGCTTATCGCGCCCGTATGGACATTTTAGGTACCATACAGGGCATTCTAATCGCGCGGGCGCGATAGCAGATTCCGATAGATTTTTAGGGTAGTTAACAACGAGCAAGGGAGTGCAAATGCACAAGGGATTAATCATCAAGGTGGACGGAACTAAAGAAGTAGTTTCATTCAACAACGAAACGTCTTACGAAGTTCTGTCCGGTGCAGTGGGTGGGTACATTCAGTGCGTCTACATGCCGAACAGTGGTCTGGACTTGTGGGTACACGAAGAAGGGAAATTGAACGGCTTCGACCAGAACCCGATTGGTACGGCACTGTGGGTTGACGAATACGGTACGACTGACGTAATCGTCGGTGACATTATCATCACCTGCGGAACTGACGACGACGGTTACACACTGGGTCTATCTGACGAACAGATAGCAACGCTAATGGCATACGATAAGCAGATTATCTATGCTGGTGGGGGTACGTGGTTGTAATAAGGTCTGGCCGGACTGGGGTGGTGTTATCCCGGTCTGGCCACTTATACCATCGCGCGGCCCGCAGCAGACCCCCGTACGTATCGCGCCCATCACGAAATTAATGCTGCGCATCGCGCACGCCTTACGGGCTAAGCCGCGACAGCAGGGAATTTTCAATGAAGTTGTGTGGGGGCATTTTATCTTTTATATACATCGCGCGGGCGCGATGGTTTTCCCTGCTTAACTGTTGGGGTCGGGAAATTCCTGGCAGAAGGGGGTTCTTGTGGAATACGAGGACGAAGGTATTGAGGTTGTTGGCTTCGGCTTAAATCAGAAGGAAATGGAACTGGTTGCAGGTGCAGTTCTAATGACTTCTAAGATTGCGTTTGACGCATGGCAAGACGACGTTAATAACATTGGTAATCAGTTGATTGCTGAGGATTACAAAGAATTGCTAAAGAAGTTTGCGCCAATTTCACAAGTGGTTCAGGCTACGTTGCGTGAATTCGCAGAGGGTCGGGATGAATAATCCCCCCTTACATCGCGCGGGTGCGAAAAGTTTGTTGTATTATGTTGGTTGCGTTGGGATAACCCGACCTTAAATTGAAAGTGGTGTTTGCAGTAATGGATACAAAGAAGCCAAAATTAGTCTACATTTCGCAGGACGGCAGTTATGGCGAAGCAGTGGGTATGTTCTTGTTTAACCCGAACGACTTGGGTGATGACGGTTGGGCGAAGTTACAAAGTGCATTGGATAACGGCGAAAACCTACACGCTTGGTTGTACAAAACGTATGACGAAGGCGTGGACTTGAAGCCTACGTTGCACGTTATCAACGAAAACGGATTTATTGTAGACGCTGGCGTTACGGCAGGTATTGGCAGTGCGCTGGAAATGATGGGGCGTGGGGACATAGGGAAGTAGTCCCCCCCTTTATCGCGCGGGCGCGATTTGGCAATCTGTTAATTTTTCTGTGTCGGGCAACCTGCTCGATGAATTACAAGTGAAAGGTGACATTCTATGAAAGAGGTCATTTGGGCAGAACCAACACCGCCTACCGCAAGGGGTGGCGTTGGAGGACGTGTGGGTCGCATTAAGTATCTTGATGCAGAACTTCGTGCTAATCCCGGTAAGTGGGCATTGTTAGCAGAAGGCCGTAAACAGGTCACTATTAACAAGCATTTTTACGCCAACGGTTACGAACGTGCTTACCGCACAGTAACCGAAGCAGGTGTCAAACTGTTCCGCGCCTACGTTCGTTACGTGGGTAACACAAGTCCTGACGCTTAAAGGGGTTCACCTTCCCCCGCCTCCCACCCTTCGGGGTGGGGGGTGCGTCTTTACTAATCGCGCGGGTGCGAAAGGCTTCTGGTTTATTCTGGGGGCAACAACTAATGAAGGAGAAGTATGGAACAGTATTTTGACAAGGCCATAACAGGCTTTGCTGTGTACCATGAGGATAATAAGGCTACTTTGCTTTATTGCCCAGTGTGCTTTGCAAGGCACCCAAGCATGGATGATGTTGAGGATGAACAGGTTGTAGTTTTACACCCCGGCGGTGAACCGTTTCAATGCAACTTTTGCAGTAGGCCGGTGAACTAATGCTGCACGCCTACGAAATTGATGGGGGGCCTAGCGGAAAGTACTGGGCGGTCTATACAGGCCAAGTGCCCAATGACGACTTAGCCCAGCACGTGGTGTCCTATGCAACCGCAGAAGACTGCCTAGAATTGGCACGCAAGACAAGTGTGGACTTAGCGCTGTACACGATTGAAGCGTACCAGCGTAGGGAACAGACAGACGCTGAACAGGAAAAGTGGAACGCATTCGCAAAGAATCACTAACCATGGGCGCCTGCCGCTTCGGCGGCGGGCAACCTTGGCTAATCGCGCGCGGCCCAGGGAATTATTATAATCCCCGTAGGTATCGCGCGCGCGCGAAAGTCCTATGAAATACAATGGGTGGGAATTAATCGCGCGGGCGCGTTAGGCCGTTCGATTAGTTTTTAGGTATCGCTTCGGGGCAAGTCGTTCCGAGGTGTTGTTGAAAGGGGTTGTCGTATGACAACGGATTACGCATTACCGCAGTGCTGGCAGGACTTTGAGGACGTACTTGCCACAGGAATTGACCGAGTAGTTTTGTTTGGGCCTCCGGGTACAGGTAAGACTTACGGTGGGCTTACACAAGGTGTCAACGTGGGTGGTTCGTATCGCCTAGTTTGCACCGAGGACATGACTTCGGCAGACGTATCGGGTATGTTCATGCCCGACAAGTCAGGTGGCTTCACTTGGCTCGACGGTTCTGCTACGAAGGCGTGGAAGGGTAACGGAGCGTTCGGTGGTCGCTTGGTAGTTGACGAAGTGGACAAGGCTAGTGGTGACGTATCGGCACTACTACTTGCGTACACCGACACAGTTGCTAGTGCTTCTATGGACTTGCCGACTGGCGAACGTATCAAGCCTAATCCCGGATTTACAGCAGTACTGACCAGTAACATCGAGCACCCTGATGACTTGCCTATCGCTTTGCGAGACCGCTTCCCAGTGGCTATCGAGATTAATCAACCGCACCCTAACGCTTTGGCTTCACTGCCCGAGCACTTGCGTGAGGTGGCTAAGGCTTGTGTCAGTGCAGAGCCAGAGCGTCGTATCAGTTTGCGTGGGTTCTATGCCTACGAAACCCTGCGTCGTACTATGACCGAGGAACGAGCGGCAACTATCGCCTTCGGTAAGGTTCGTGCGGAGGCGTTTATTGACGCCCTTCGTATCGGCAAGTTAGGCGCATAGCACCTAACCGTAGGTGGGTCGGCAGAAATGTCGACTCGCCTACGCCCCTATAATCGCGCGGGCGCGAAAGCACCGTTTGTTAATTTTTAACCGTTGGTTTCAAGTCGAAGCCAACACCGACACTAGAAGGGATAACTATGTCGAAGCAGTTACGCAGTAACAAGGTCAGTGTATTGCCAGAAGTAGTGCAAGCACACCGACTCGATGACAATAACACCGAGCAGTGGACAGTAACGTCGGGCAGTACTAACCGAGGTGACAGTTTCACTAACTTTGGAGACCACACCTTTAGGGCTCCGTCACTTAATGACGAAGTTTCTAGGGTCATTCGTGGACATGAATTGACTCACGTTCGTATTAGTCCTACCGACCCAGTTTCACTGGCGAAGTACGCAGAAGTGTACGGACTTAGCGAGCGTTCTATTGCTTGTGCCGAGGAGGTGCGTGTCAACGCAGTTCTGAAGGGTATGGGCTACGACACCGACCTACTTGTTGACGGTAGTGAGAAGGAGTCGGGCAAGCGAGTGGCTAAAGAAGGTTCTATTGAAGCCTATAACGAAATGATTAATTTTGGCTCGGCACTAATCGGTGGCAAGGCGTTCCGTCACTACATCAGTGGCGTTCGTTCTGTTAATCCTGACTGGGCTAATACCTTGCGTGAAATGGAGAAGCAGGTAGTCAAGATTGTGCGTAAGCACCCAGTTCGTCGAATGGGTTCTACAGAGCCTAGAGCGTTCTATCAAGACGACGAGACACTTGAGTACACTAAGTTGCCACAGGGTTTCATTGACTACACCACACAGATTGCTCAAGTCATTGACGGTTTTCTAGAAGTTCAGTCAGACGGTACTAATTTTGAGGACGGTGAGGGTTCGTCGGGCGTTAAGGTTTCAACTGGTTACGGTAAAGACCAGTTTGCGCCACTACGCATTGACACCAAGATACTTTGCGACCAACAAGTCAAAGGTCACTTGGCTCGACGTAAGAAGTCTGCGCCAACTGGCAAGCGTGTACTGTATCCAAGCCGACTACTGACCGACCCACAGCGACGTGTATTTAGTCAGAAGCCACGTAATTCGGGCGGTATCGTAGTGATTGACATGAGTGGTTCTATGAGCCTTAGCGAAGCGGACATTAATGCCATGCTAGAAGCCGCTCCGGGTGCATTGGTCGCAGGTTACACCAACAGTGCCAAGAAGCGTAACCGACCTAACTTTTGGATTATGGCTAATCGTGGTAAGCGTGTTAGTAGCCTTAAGGGTATTGGTGGCAACATTGGTAATGGTTGCGACGGCCCGGCACTAGAATGGGCTATCAGTAAGCGACGTGGCAGTGAGCCTATTATTTGGGTTTGCGACGGTCAGGTCACTGACAGTCAGGACAACGGTTTCATCGAGGGGGCGAAACAGTGCGCCAAGATGATTAAGAAGCACCGTATTCTGATAACGCCTAACGTATCCGACGCCGTTGGTATGTTGGCTAACCCTAGTAACGCCAAGTCTAAGGCAGAAGGCTACGTTGGTATGTTTATCAAGGGTGAATGGGACATCAACGCACCAGAAGGCAGTATTTAGGCAATTAAAGGGTATTCCCTTCCCCGCCTCCCCCAGGGTTCTACTTTTCCCTGGGGGGGGTTTGCCGTTTCAGACCCCCTATCGCGCGCGAACCCAGACCCACCTGCCCCATCGCGCGCACGCGATTATATCGGCGTGCTAGGAAGTTTTAATAAAATCTGCGTGGGGCGTTTTTATCGTATCGCGCGGGCGTATGTGTCATCGCGCCCCCATACGCCAGAACAATTATTACGGGACACCCGAAAATCTTCGCAAGTTTAATAGAACTTGTGTGTGGATAAATTATATTTACGTTGACCAGGTAAAATACCTTATCGCGCCCGCGTATGCGCCCGAATATTATTACGGGATAGCCGAAAAAACCTGCAAGTTTAACAGAAGTTTGTGTGTGGATAAATTGTATTTATAGAATATAAAATACAATAAAGTACAATAATGCTTTATTAACGCGGGGTTTTTGAATAAAAAGTACCCTATACGCGTGGAAAATGTGTTTAGACGGGCGGAATGGCATTAGTTTTCACCTATCCCTAATTAGTTTTCACCCATTGATAAGTAAATAAGCCTATTTCTTAAGGCGATACGCCTAGTTGCGTGGTTTGGTAGTCCCACCAAGCCATAGGCAGAATACAACAAGTGCGAAAAGGGCGAAGGCCATTACTTATCACCCATAGTCATTAGGGATACCAATACTAACCCCCCAATACAGAAGGTAATAAGTATTGCTTCTAATAAGGCTTTCACGGTATGGTTTCCGTTGCTTTTGCTGTGAAGTGCTTTAGTACTTCTAACACTTCTTCTAGCGTAGCCTTATCAAGGTTTGTGTGGTTGTGGGTTTCTATCATTTGCTGTACTGTCTGTTGGCATTGGTAGAATTCTTTTAACATCTTGTTCCCCGTATCGTTTGAATGTATCTAGTGGTTTTTCCGCTTTTGGTTTTGGTTTGCCCCCCGCCATTTTTTTATAGCGGTAGTTTGTCTAGGGCTTCTTGGATAACATCAAGGGTATCCATAATACCAGCGTTGTACCATTCCACGTGTACCTGTGTGGTTGGTGTTAGGTTGTCCATGGTTGTGTCTGTTACTAGGCCATGTATCCTGTTCTTTAAAGTGTAAAGAAGTAGGCGCTTTTCTTCTTCTGCGGTTTCGTCCCCTTGTTCCAGGCTTCCCCCCTCAAAAAAATTTGGCACGCCCTCTATGTCCCAGTCGTCAATGTCCCTGTATCCATAGACTATTTCATCTATCTTTAAGCAGACGCTATGAAGAATGTCGTCGGTGATTTCAAGGCTTTCCCTTGTTTCCTTAACATAGTCACGAAGAACGTCTACCTGATTGGTAAGGTCTTCGATGGCCAACTGCATCTGCTTTTTTGACACTTATTCCCCTAGTGGCTTTTCGGATTGGCTGTTCTTTTGGGACAACATCTTAGCGAAAAGGCTGGTTAGTTCTGTTTCGCCTTCAACTTCGTCGCCGGTTTGTGTTTTCTTGGCATCCATGCCTTCAAGGATTGCTGCCAATGCCCCTAGGACCATCGCGCTTTCTTCCTCTGTAATTGTGTAGTTGTATTCCATTAGTTCAAGCCTACCTGTGCCTGAATTGACTGGATTAGGTCATTGGCATTACTTAAAAGTACGGCTGATTCGGTCGCGCTTGGGTTTTCTTCTACCAGCGTTTCAAGCATGGCGTAAGAAACTTCAAGGGAACCTAGGACCATCTTCAGTTCATCTTCGTTTAGTTGGATTTGGAACTGCATTGTAGAATTTGACATTATTTTATCTTCTTTGTTAGTACGGCCTTTAATGTGCCCTTTTGAAAAATACCTGCTTTTACTGCTTTGTTCCACTTATAGGCAAAGACGCCTACCGCAATAAAAAACATTGCTGGGAACAAGAATACTAGTAGCATTACCATTAGTCTACCTGCTCTTTCTGGGTATTTTTACCCACTTAAAAAGTACCAGTCTATCCGCGATTTGTCAAGTACCATGACTATAAAGATACTTTAGTCAAAACCCTTGAAAAATGCGGGTATCCGCTGGGGGTACTTTTGATACGATATGTGCTATCAGAACTGCAATTACTTGCGAATGTCTGTAATAATAATCAGTGCTTCGTAGTAAGCCTGTGCAAAACCTGCGTCGTATTCGGTATCGCGTTGCTGTGCCAATTTCATATGGTGTTCAGCCTGATTTCGGATTCGTTCGTAGGCAAGGTCAAGTTTCTTTCCCATGTTATGATTTCCTTTATTGGCGTTAAAAGGTGTGCTGATACACCCACCCGATTTGGGTCATCATTGTAGGTTGTGCCAAGTTCCCACAATTCACCTGCGTATCCCCCGCCTAAAACGCGAACGGTGGTTTCAGGATTTTTACTGCGACTAACGCAATAGGTACAGTCGCACCCATATTGTACAGCCAGTTTAGATTCTGCCCATAAAACAAGGCGATTTTTTTCGGCGTCCTTTTTGTCAACTGGCATCTTGTTAGCACTTCGACGCCATTTGATTTCAAGTTCGGTGTTTTTCCACATCCCATCAGGTAATTCGCAATATTGCTTATGGTCTTTAACATCCCATATGCCTGCGTAGCAGTAAGCACCTATTAAACGGCATGTACCAATTTCCGCCGCCGCCGAATGAATATCTGCGGCAAGGTTTGACATATGTAGGGAAGCAGGGTCGTATGAAAGACGGTCTTTTTTGTTCCTGTTTTCACGGGTACGTCCAGAACCGACCGCGCGGGCAAGTTCTTCTTCCCACGGGTAAAGCGCTGTCCATAACGCTTCTTGCTGTAGCCTTTCAACGCCCATAAAACAAGTGTACCATAAAAGAAGAAGCCCTGCCAGTGCTTAAAAACACCGGCAGGGCTACTTCCCGTTGAAAGGAGGTAAAACAAATGAATAGAAGGTGGGCTATTCGTTTTTAAGTATAGCAGTTTGAAGTAACACCCTGTCAAGGTGATAATGTTACTTTATGGACTATTTTTTTGAAGAAAATGATTGGGCTGTTGCCCTTTATGAAAAGCGTGGTCGCGCCTATACAGAAGTAGGGGTATTTTTTGAAGGTCAACTTTCCCGCGACACCGCCTTTGAACTTTTTGCCGGTATGACCAGCGCTGTTCCAACCCTTCAGGCAGTACAACGCGCCTTGGAAGTGGAAGAAAACGAACCTGACGTTCCAACCCCTGAATACGAAGTACGCCTTATAGACGGCAAGCGTATCGTGGCTACAATTTTGTGGGATTCTGCTTCTATGGAAGCCTGTAAGGCCGACCATAAAATTCGCAACAGAAGGGTCTATCGTGTGGTCACGGAAATTCAACTGTACGACGATGACCTAGAAATGGATTCGGAAGAATGGGATTGGGAAGAACTTTCGGAAACCGGCAGAATTACCGTTCTTGAAATTAAGCCGAAAATCTGATAAGATTGAATTCTTCAGTGAAAGGAAGGAAAAATGGAAGACTTTGATTCTTCGGAAGTGTGGCGTGCAAACGCAATAATCGAAAAAGCCCAGCGCAACGACCAAGACGTAGTTGGTGAACTGGTTAGCCATATGGTTAGCCGTAAGTTGATTGAAAGCCTTACTGGCAAGGAAGTCGTCTTAGACAAAAAGGTTAAAAAGCGTAATCTTGAACAAGAAATGGATGACTGGTCACGTATTAACGCCAGTCTTGAATTGACAACGACTGAAATTCAGTCAATGCTTGATATATCCTACGCAGAAGCACTAAAAATCGTTAAAAACAACGATTATTTTGTTGCTGTAAAACGCGGTGTTTACCGTGTTCGTGACGGAAAAGCGGAACGCGAAGAAGCAAAGAAGTCTAAGTAAT